GGGCCAGGTCACTAGTACGGGCAACGGTGGCAAGATGTTTCTCCAGATTGTTCAAAGGCATTTCTTTGTATATGTCCCGCTGATCTTCTGGTAATTTTTCAAGTAACGCTGTGCGCCGGTCGGTTTCATATGTGTCAAAGGCTTCTGCCCTTGGTTTATACTTGGCAACCTCATCTTGGGAACTTTTGTACAGTTCCTCAAACTTATTCTGCTCAAGCAACGCGGCATCACCAGCGGTTTTCTGTGCTGCCAAGAAATCATCTAGTTTCTTCTGGGTGGCAACGGCCTTGTCATTGACTTCCTTAAACCTCGAATACGGTACACTTTGTACGGTAGTGGAACCTGTCTCTTCCGTTGTCGTGGTTTCCTCTGTAGTCGTTGTAGTCTCTTCTGACATTTTAACCTCTTTAGTGAGTTGATTATTGTTCTAAAACAAAATAGCCCCTTAACCGGGGCTATGTCAAATAATTTGCCGTGTAATTTATCTCATTGTTTATTATACATCTACGGGCTTTGTTACTAGTGGGTCACGCTTTGGCCTACCCCTTTTAACGCCCTCGGTCGTTTTGATACCCTGGTCGGGATGATCTTCAATGGCCCAGAGAATAACACGATATTGCAGTGACCTCATGCCAAACTGTATACGGGTTTGTCGTTCCATCTTTTGCAACTCGCCTAGTGTCGGTCTTGGAAATCTTGTTTTATCCATGGTTATCCTATGACTGTTTTGCCACCAGTCTTTTTTAGTTGTTTATCAAATGTATCACCAAATACTTTTACAGCCGCCCTTTGCGCGCTTGCGTTCAGAGGCTTGTCCTCTGTAGACATAAAACGCCCATTGTCTTCATTCCAAATAGCCTTTTCATCCTGTTCACCAGTTGAAAATCCAACTATAACGCTCCCGGCCTTACCCTTACCTTGCAATGACTGTAGGCCTCCCAACATATCGCCGGTTAGGGTAAGATTTGGGCGCGTGCTATTGCTAGACTGCCTACGCCCTTTACCTTTTTTTGTTAATTCCCCCGCTTTCCCGGCCGCTTTTCTATTAGCATATTTTGCACTATAAGCCTTGAATCTATTGCCATATACATCTTTCCCGGCCTTAGTCCATTTGCGAACCCAATCTGCTATAGTGTTACCAAGAGTTATCATCTTTGCTCTGGTTGGTGGCTTGACGGCTGTTGATAATGGTTTAGGCTTGGGCACGTTTAGCTCTCTCTTGCGGTGGGGTCAATGGTTCAAACTTATCTTTCTTGCTAATTTCATTGGCCGCTCTACCCGAAAAGTCTGGTGATGCTTCGGTAACTTGCGCTAATCTGTGTCTACAATTCCAGCCGCCACCCTCTTTAGCATAGCCAGGGAAATTCCTAGCCCAATCAACTAGGGTCATAGGCCCGGCTGCAACTGCACCAAGGCACACATCACGAGTCTTGCCGTCAACCGGGCCTAATGCATACCACTTAGTCTCTGGTGGTAAACCTTGGGCCACTTGGCTTGTGGTGGCTCTGGTAGAATTACTCAAAGCACTGTCAGCCAATGTGCGGGCTTGCGGTATAGTTAAGGCATCGTCTGTATCTTTCAGGCGTTCAAATATCCTATTGGTTATATCTGCTGCTGATTCCCTGCCAATGATACCACGCACAGATTCCTGCATGGCTACAGTTGCGCCCTTGACTGTCTCAGATAGTAGATAATTCATGTCACCAGAAAAGTAACCGTCTAGAATAACCTTTGCACCTGGATCTGCTAGCTCCTTGGATAATACTTTCCCGGCTGCATCATAGGCCCGTGCCATTTCAGGCGTTTGTCCAATGAGTGATTGTGTTGCCAGTGATTCTATCTCTATCGGGAGTAGTGGACGACCTACGGCTTGTACAGCCTCAAGCGTGGTATTGATCGCTTTGGTGTATGCAAGCTGGAAAGCTTCGGCGGCTTGATTTGCTGCGTTAGCTGGCATTATCAGCGGCCTTGTCAGCAGCGACTATCCCTGCTGTTGGTGAATCGAATATATTAACAGGCAATGCCGCTGGTGCTTCCTCACCAATATTATCAATCTTATTCTGCTTGACCTCTGCTTTTGCCTTGGCCTCGCCGCCTTCACCATCATATTTATCTGGATCACTTTTAATAAGGATTTTCCAACGAGTAGTTAGATTTTCGGCTAATTCCCACTCATCCTGCTTTCTCTGCTCATCGGTACTCTTGATTTGCTCTGACTCTGAGAAGTCCACAGAGAATTTATCAAGCTCTGCTTTGCTTGGCGCGCGCTTATGAACAATTGAATATTCGATGGCAAACAATTCACGCTCAACATTACGCCAACGTTCTATATCATCGCGCCGGTCTTCGGTAAGCTCAAGATTGCGGATAGCCAGTGATACACCAGAGGCGGCTTTATTGTCACCAACTACGGCAGATACATCTAGGTGACGATTTACGGCTACTTCTTTTAACTGGTCTAGGCTCCATTCTTTTAGTGATACCAATGTATCAGGTGGCGTTAACATCCCGGCTGTAGTTTCTGGATCAGTGAATTTGATTATTTTATTTGGGCCTATTTCTATCTCAGGCGCGTTATCTGGTATGCCTGTAGCATACATTAGCCCAAAGCTCTGATACTTGAGATTTATCTCACCATTAGCCGCATTAAATACGCGTGTCTCTGCGGCCTGTACAACATCATTGGCAGGCTCTGGAACCCAATTAGTTACAACTGCCATTGTCCTTGCAAAACTATCCCTATCGCTTTCTTCGGGTCTTCAACATCAAAGAATACTCTAAAATAGACAAATATTTCTAGTTCAATTTGGTTATCAAATGATTGAGGGATAATGGCAATTAGGTTTAATAGGTTCGTTGTTCTCTCTGCGGCCTTTAATTGCTCATCGTATTTATGACTAATATTATTAGCCCACCAGCTAGGCATTTCCTTTTTATCGTATGTCCGTATAGGCGGCACCATGTACACTAAACTGATTCTATTTATTAGCCTCTGGACTAACCTAGTGACATACACAGGAATTTCGGCAAGAGTTTCTGCTGAGAAGAGGTGTTTGATATATTCATATCCGGCCCTAAGCTCATAGTAAGATAATGCTTTAGTCCTCAGTTCATCCACAGCGTCCAAAGCCGCTGACAACCCATCGTCTAAATGTCTTTTTATAATTTCTGGATAGTTCATCATAAACCCTTTTGAGTGGATACACCGCCACTTTTAATAATAGGAAACTCAGCTATAATCAGATAACCCAAAGCTTCCGTCATGTGCTCTAGTGAAATATGGCCCTTAATCAGTGATTTGTCAATAGAACCATCGTTTTTTAATACCGTTGTCTCGAATGAGTCAATTGTAGCCTTACAAGACCTGTTTACAAGTAGCCGGGCCTCGCCTTTTCTATCCCTATCACTGATCATTTTATTGGTGGCATTGATCCTTGCAGACACAGCACCGTTATAGCTGGGGACTCTCATGGTAACATGCCAGCCAGCGTTACGTAGGATCTTAACTATTATATCGTAGTCTGATTTGTGATTCTTTGTGCTTCTGTTTTTACCAGAGGCATCCCCATAGATGGTAACACGTTTACTCTTGTGTCCTCGCCATTGTTCTACAAATTCAAGGGCCGCTGTCTCTGTCATGGTATCTAATAGGTTAATCTCTTTCAGGCAATGAATACGACCGCTGTGTGTCTGCCCGCTAGACCAATGCATAGGGCTTATATTGAAATCACATGCCAGGAATAGCGGCTGTAATGGATCGTAACGCAGATTATCGAATACATTGTTATCTTCTGTGAACTTAGGAAATGCCCGTCCTGTGATGGATGCTGAATAGTCTATGTCTATCTCTTGGGCTATGATATGAGACGGCTCTGACTTAACTTTTGCATCATACCAAGCTTGATCTTTTTGCGGGTGTCTCTTCCAAAGATAACGCAATACTTTAATCTCACCTTGCTCTTGCTGCCTCAATCTATAGAATAGATTATTTTTCCCCTTTGGTGTGCCTAGAAAAATGATACACTCTGATGATTCAGACATTGCAGAATAAGCCGCCATATCCGTATGTTTCCATGATGAGAACTCATCTGGTAATATCGCCTTGTATCTTCCTGATCTTCCAAACTCAGAGGTGCCGGTCTTGCCTTTTAATGTGCTGCCTGTCTCTGGATTAGTGATACTCATATTACTACAGTGTTTGTCAAAGCTAAACCCTGGTGGTAACAAGAATCCAGGCACTCGCCTTATCTGATACCTAAGCTTCTCAAACATGGACGACATAACGCCCTTTTTGTCTACATCTTCCTCATTGAATGAGCCTATTAAGAAATCATTACCAGAACCACCAAACAGCCAGTACCATAAGAACACCATGAGAATAACCCAACTCATTCCCATGTCGCGGGACTTCTCTATTAGGATATTATCACCTGTTTCGATAGCGTT